ACTTCTACTCTACCGCTATTTGCCAAACTTGGCCTCAATCCTTATATTTATAGTATATCACTAAGATTATGGCAACTCAAGACCCGAAAACCGACCCACAAGTAGAAGAAAAGGAAGAGAAGGATAGTCCTTCTATCCTCTCAAATCTTGTCCAGATGATTATACTTTTTTGGAGTTTGGCGGTAATTTCTTACGCATACTTCGGAAACTCAATCAAACAAATTGACACGACCTTCGCTGCTGGATTGCTTTCGGCAGTTATGAGTAATATGGGACTCCAAGTGAAAAACAACGCTAATGGCAAAAAGAGGCCATTTAATGTAGTATCTAATAAAGACACTAAAGCTGGTATCAAATGAAAAGACTATTACCTTTTATTTTTATTGTATCCGCACCAGCTTATGCGGACATGAATCATTCCATATCATCCAGTGTAAAGTTTGAATCGCTTTCGGCAGCTAGTACGGCTGATAAGATTGGTACGTCTTACAGCATAAGCGGAAACAATATAACAACTGTTGATTCAAATTCAGCAGCTACAGTAGGTGGTTTCGGATCTGTAACTAATGGTGTTCCAGCAGTAACTTTTCCTTCTGCTACGCAAGCGACCAGTGGCGAAGCCTTTAGTTTTTCTACAAGTTTTTTAGAGGGAGATGCCACACCAGGTAGTGCGGTTACAGTTGGAACTGTACCAAACTTCAGTGATCTTACATCTACAAGTGCTGGTAGTGTAGGAACAGCAGCAGTAGCAATAGACAACCATACAATTACGCTGACACCAGGAACAGGAACAGGTATCGTGATGACAGGTCAGTTTGTCGTTGATCTCACTATCGAATGAGGAGGCTACTTCTTCTTGGCTTTGTTATATCTGCTCCTTGTTACGCTGTTCCAGTTATTCCAAATTTTACTCAGGGGTCGAGTACCAGCCGAACAGAAACTTCCACAATTATTACAGAATCTATACGAACAACAGAATATAATTCTGGGTTTCTCTACTCCGTCACAGGATCAGGGATTCAGCATGATGGATCTTCTATTACTCCAGCAGCTACCTCAGTTAGTGAAACAATAAACGGAACTACTCATACATGGCAGGGATTAAATCTAGATCAACGACCAAACTGGACTCAAACAAATCAGGGAGATGCCTTTCAATTTACAGAAGTTTATCAAGCACCTGGAATGGAATCCGTAACCGATATAACCCGAACCATAGAAAGTACAAGCGTCACAGATACCACAACTATCTTCTCGCAATAAGTCTTATAGGTAATCCTGTATTTGCCAATACAAGTAATACGGCTGCACCCGTGGCACAGTCATCATCTTCAGTATCTAACTTTGCTACTCAGGTATTAGGTGGCCCGATGGTAGAAAATCAATATGGAAATGGAATAGTTTGTTCTGGCCCGCAGATGGGATTCAGCCCGTTTGTGACTACAACTTTTAATCAAAGACGGCCAATGGATTATATTTACCATACTCCCGTTTATGACAATACAGATGCAAATAATGATAACGTACCAGATAATCCAGGAAATATCCTCTACTATCAGGAAAACTATAGTGGGAACAAGGATTCTCTAGGGCTTAACTTTGGATTTGCATTTACATTTAATATTCCATTAGATAATAGATTCCAAGATTCTTGCCTTGATGCAGCTAACACACAAATACAATTACAAAAACAAGAATTAAATGCAAAAATGCTTAATTATGAAATAGCAAGATTAAAAAATTGCGGAGAATTGATGTTAGCTGGAATTTATTTCGATCCTAAAAGTGACTACGCAAAATTATGTGAAGGGGTTCGTATCGCTCCGAAACCTAATCAAGTTATACCCCACACTCACAAATTAACCCAGTAGATAAGTCACGGGTATTACACTTATCTACGGATAATTATTCTACATCTTTTTTATTCTTTGTCAGCTTTTTAAATAAATTTTTTACTAGAGGTTTGATAATATTAAGCAGTAGTGGAGTAGAGGCAGCAACAGTAGCAATAACAGCAGTGCTAACAAGCTGTGGAGGATTCGGTATGTATTGCTCGATGAATTTAACGTCCTCATACAGAGTTATACATTTACTACCATCTTCGCTTCTTTTATGTCCGATAACACGCTCCAATTTAAACTCTGAAGCATATTGACCTACTCTTTGGTCATTGGGTCCAGGACACTCAACGAAAAGTGGTTTTTCTTCTTTCTTTTTTGGTTCGTATTTTGGAGGCTCTACTGTAGGTGGTACAAACTCCTCTGTTTGATTGGGGGTTTCGGCTTGTGTGTACTTAAATTCGTTGGGGTTATACTCCAAAGGTTCAAAACTAGGAATACTAAAGTTGCCACACTGTGTATATGTTCCATATTGATCTTTGTCATTGTCAATAAGGCTAGTTAAATTATTTCTATGAACTCTTACACAACCTGGAATATCTACAACAGGTTTATTTACATGGTTTACTACTGGATTATTAAATTTCCATATTGGTATTTCGTGTATTTGAATCTGATTTATTTTAAATTTTGGTATCTCTGTCATTTACATCTCCTATAGAAATAGACCAGCCATCTTCTCCAAAAGTACCTTTTTCTATAATTTTTGGTTTTTTTACTTTTTTATCCATCTCTTCATGGTATTTCTTTATATCATTATCAAGTTCTAAATTAAACCTTTGCATCCGCAACCAAGTAATTACTTTATCAACGTAGTATTTTATTAGCTTTTTTATAAACCCAAATATCATTTTGCTAGGTAAACTTCTACATAAGAATTACATTTAGGACAGGATAGATTCGTTACCATAGAATATTCTTCTGCAAGAACAGGTTGGAAATCTTCATCAATACTGTGATCTCCACCCCATATCAGTTCAGTTTTACAGTGCCAGCAATTCATTTAATGATCGGCATTGATGGGCCAGTAACTTTTGGTAAGCCTTGATCTAATACTTTTGGCATCATTCCAGATACGTTATCAAGAATTTCATTCATAACTCTTGATTTGAATTGTTCTGATGTTACATATTTATATGCAAAGTACGTTCCACCACTCATGGAAGCTACCATAATGAATGAAACGATGCTAAGAATATTAGCAATTTTTTGAAACATGATTAAATTTGCGATACTGAAAGCACTATCTCTTACAAGTGTGCTTGTATTACTGCTTATTGTAGCCCTGTCTCCTCTCTACGTCACTATGGGTTTAATGACTAGACAAATGCAAGAAAAGGTTAATTGATGTTATAAACAGGTATCTTGAACATCTGTACGAAACCTTCTAAATCTCTTGATAAATTTTCATTTGATTTAGATAATTCAAAATTACTAAAACCCAAAAATATACAACCAGTAAAAACTAAAACAGAAGATAAGACTATAGTTCTTGCTTTCATTTAATCAGCAGCTTCGGCTGTATTTCCTTCTGCTACCCATTCTAAATACTCTTTATACATTGTATTTTCAGAATCAAAAGGTATGAAATAATTCACACCATCAACTATTTTTATTACAGTTTGAATGTTTCCTTGTATATCTTTTGAAAGTTTATAACTCATTGTTTAATACTCCGCACTTGCAGTATATGATGCAGCTTGAACTGCGGTAGTACCATAACAATAAAATCCAAAGGCACTTGCTACAATCCCTGCTGCTGTTCCTGCACCTGGCGTTACTGTCACAGCAGGAGCACCTCTCATAACTACTGGAAATGTTGTATGGATATATATGTTTGCTTGAGCGATTACTATACCACCACTTGAAGGGCGGTCTATATAGTATCTCATACATCTTTGTTGATCTACAGCAGGTGTTTCAAACATAAAATCGGTCACTTTTGGGCCTACTTCAATTTGTATGCCTGTAACTTCTAATGTTGCATCGTTTGTTGTCCACCATGTAGTAGTCATATCTGGTATTTGTGCACCACCGCTTGATGCTGTCCACGAACCAACAGGAACACTATTGTCTGTAAAGTCAGTGCCATAATAAGGAATAATTTGAAAAGATAAACCATTACCATTATCAAAATCAAACTGCAAATCTGCATCACCTGGTATTTTATCTGTTACTTTTGTCCATGTATTAGCAGTTAAAACACCTGTATCTATAACCCATACTTTTACTGTACCATCACCACTAAAAAGCCTCATATAATATTTTTGGGATACACTTGCTTTTATCCAAAATGAAACACTTAAATAACTTGAAGTAGAATTATAATTCCAACCAGAATTAGCAATATTCATTGATTCTATTACATGATTTATACCCACAAAATCATTAGCATTAGCTCCACTTGTTTGATTACCATTTGTTACCTTGTATGCTTTTCTAAAACCTAAAGTATATGGTGTTGTACCACTTGCTACATCTACATGAGATTGTGTTAGTGCCTCATCGTGATTACCAAAACTAAGTGCAAAACGATCTATCAAAACACCCCCTACTGTGTTTGACGATGCGGATCTTTGCTTTATTGCCATTGCACCATTATCTACTAAATTTTTACCCTGCCTGTTGCTTAAATTAGCACTACACGTTCCATCAGTATTGTTGATAGTAATAGCAGCATCACTAGCAGCTACACCCTTGATTGAATTAACCTTCAGTTCAGACATTAATCAGCAGCCTCCGCAGTATTGGTTTTAGCCCATTCAAGATATTCTTGGTATAGGACATTTCCCTCGTCAAATGGAATGTAAAACACTGTACAAGGTTCAGACTCACCTTTTTGTGTTTTAACTACACTTACTTCGTTAGTAAAGGGGTCTTTTACAAGTTTATAAATTGGGTCTGTTGGATATGCCATGATTTATAACTCCGCAGAAAAAGCTATTTGTGCATTAGCATTATTTGTTCTAAACCAAACAGCATTTCCCTGCCCTCTACTTGTAGCACCATTCATTTCAGCACCATTTTGATGAGAACTGGTCATAGTTACTGTATTAACGTAATTTACACCAGCATTTCCAAATGCACCATAATAATTAGTTCCAGTTACTATTTCCAAAGCAGGGCTCGCTCTCATTGTAGTAGCAAACTGAAGATGTCCATAAGAATCGCTTGCACTATATTGTGAGAGATTCATAAATGATTTTCCAGAATTTCCAGAGTTAATAGCTATTTGGTAATATCTTTGACATTTAAGCAAAGTTTCTGCATAAGGTTCGTGAGCGAACGTACTGGCTGACGATCCAACCTCAAGTTGCGCTCCTGTAATATCAAATGTCGCATCATTTGTTGCCCACCATGTTGAGGTAAAATTTGGCATCCTATCTCCACTGGCATAAGTACCCCATTGACCTAAAGTAACACCACTATCGGTGTAGGTGGTTCCTGTGAAAGGTGATATCAATACAAGCAAGCCAGCATCATAATTATTATCAAATACCAAATCAGTATCACCAGGAATTGTTTTTGTAATTTTTGTCCATGTATTAGCTGTTAAAGAACCAGTTTCAAAAGCATATCTTTGTCCTGTACCATCATAACTGGTTAAATAGCCATAAAAATTTTGTGCAACACTTGATTTAACCCAAAAGGAAAGAGTTACAAAACTATTTGAATCTTTATAGTTCCACCCACTGTAGGCTATATCCTGCGCTTCAATCGTTTGAAACATAAATATAAAATCGCCAGCGTCAGCACCACCAGTTTGGTTTCCATTAGTTGCTCTTAATGCGAATCTATGGCCTAGTGAGTATGGGGTTGTACCACTTGCGACATCTGCTAATGACTGTGTAGGGGCTTCATCTGCACCAGAATGAGCAACTTGCCATCTATCAACACACCCATATCCAGATGCCGTAGATGCCGTTCCACGTTGGGCCACAGTAAACCCTCCGTTAATTAACAAATTTTTAGCTGTTGTACCTTTTCCAAAACTTAAATTTCCCGATCCATCAGTC